TGGATCTGCTAGTAACCATAATGCTTCTGTTATTAAAGGATAGTTTGGTTCAACAAACTGATACTTTTCTAACAAATGTCCCAATAGGTTTGTGTTTTTCCCACTAATTGATGGATATGCTGGATTTACTAAACCATTGTATAATAGATTTTGAGTTCTTTTATCTACTTTTACACTTCCTACTTTTCCATCTTTTAATGTGTTATACACATTCTGCATATAATTTTTAGATGCTTGAGCTTGCTTTCTTTTCTTCATGTCTTGTTCTTGAATCTTTCTAGCAATAACTTTTTCTTGCATCTTATCTAACTTCGGTTTAAACTTATTAGCTTGTTTTTCAAGTTTTCCTAAATCTTTCCAAACATCTATTTCTTCTTCAATTTCTTCAGCTGATCCAAATCCTGTTGCACCTAAAAAATCTCTTACAATTTTTTCTTGGTCCTTTTCTTTTTTAGGATCTAGCTCTCTCACTTGCTCTACATGTGATAGTGCGCTAAATAAACCTTTTAAGTCCTTACCTCCGTCAGCTACATATCTTGCAGCTACTTGTAATTCTTGTGGCAAACTGTCAAAGAACTGTTTAGGTGTCTCTTTTCTTACTGCTCTTGCTCTTTCATCTAAATTAGCTTGAATTAATTCTTGCCAATCTTTGGCATTATATTCATCTAATTCCTTTCCATCATCAAAAGCTAAAAGTTTTTCTTCATCAATTAACTTTCTAAAAACATCACCTACCCCTTCTATTTTTTTTCTTCCTCTTTTCTTTTGTTCTACTTCTTCTTCTCCCTCTTCTTCTACACCTAGAACTTCATCTATATTTACAGGATCTTTTTTTGCTTCAACTTTTACTTCTTCTTTTACTTCTTCTTGTACAGTTTCAGTATTTTCTGTTTCAGCTTTTGTTTCTTCTACTTTTTCTTCTACTTTTTCATCTAGAAAAGAAACATCTACATCCTTTTTTTTACTAAAAATATTTGGTTTTGTTTCTTCCTCTGGTGTTGTTATTGATTCACCTCCTGGAGCACCTCCAAATATTTCATCTAAGTTGATATTTACTTTTTCAACTTTAGTCTTTTCTACGGTTTTATTTTGTTCTGCCATAATTGTTGGGTTTTAAATTATTACTACATTAATAATATAGATAAAAGTTTTAAATAAACTTCAAAAATTTTTTATTTTAAATAACATTTTTGTCAGTATATAGCTATCTATCTTTTTTCTTTTTGGAATTATCACTTTTAACGTCATATTTATTTTTATTTTCTTTTGCTATTTCTAATTTAGTATTAGCAATATCACGTTGTGCCATTATTTTTTCTCTATCTAATGATGTTTTATTATTACTCATAGCTATATCTCTTGTATTCTTATCTCTTGCCATATTTACTTTCTCTCTAAATTGATCTCTTTGCGCTAAAGATTTTTCTGCATCATCAAAACTTTTATTTATATCTGCTTCTGTAACATCAGCTTCCATTCTGCTTGATCTAATTTGTGCAACAGCTAAATCTTTATCACGTTCAGCTTGATTTTCTGAAGTTTGGAATTCACGTTCAGCAGCTTTTTCTTGAGCTTGAGCTTGTAATTGTTCTTGCTGCATTTGTTGTTGTTGTTGCATTTCTTGCTGTCTCTGTGCTACTTGTTTGCTTTCAGAGCCTTTAAGGATATTAGAAACTTCAGCAATAGAATCAGCTTTTATAATACTTCCAAGATCAAATATACTTGCTCCACTAGTATTATTTTGTATAGCCAATTGTTTTAATTGATCTAATGTTGCTCTATGATTAGATCTAGTTGTACAAAATATATTAAAATCTCTCATTAATAATTCTGTGCCATTAATAGTAAAGTTTACTTTTTCAGCTTGACTAGATATATAATTTAATCTTACACTTGGTTTTGTACTATGATAATATTGAGAAAGATCTGTTCTCATTTTATGTACTCTAGGCATAAGATTATCTGAATGTTGAGTAAAATACATTTCAGTTTGTGAATAAGAAGATTGAACTGCTTGTTGTACTCCTGTTGCAGTTTGCCTAGCTATTTCTTGCCCTAATCTTTGAGGGTTAACACCAATAGCTTCAAAAGCTTGAGCTTTAAAATGATTAGCTAATTGTATTCTAGACATTAATCTATTTGTTTGCTCTAAATTTAATGTTTGATAATGATTAAAATTTGTAGCATTTTCTGTATTTGTTATAGAAGTATCTAATGGTAACATACCAAAATCTTTCATTGCTACATATGCTTTTGCATAATTATTTTTACCCCAATCTTCTCCCATTGAATGACGTGGTAATGCATTTTGATCAAACATAATTACTGTTCCAAGTTCATCAACAAGTATATCAGCTATTTGATTATTAACCATATTATAACCAACTTGATATGCTTTCATTAAATCTACTAAAGATGTAGATCTAGTATTTCTATCTGAAAATACTCTTCCTTCTACAGGTAATTTACATCCATATAAATTGTTATCTCCTTTAAATTGAAACTCAACTCTACCTACTGTAGATTTATTTATACCTAAATATATAGGATTTACATTATTTTCATCAACTTCAGTACCATATGATGTTGGTGAATTAGGGCCTAGTTTTACACCACCCCATACTTCATTAATCCATATCCAATCAACATGTTCACCTTGAACTAAATTATCTCTAGTTTTATTTTTAAATAAATTTGTATTGTATATAGGTTTTTCATTTTCAACCCAATTTTCATCAATAATATGTTGCTCTACAGAACCATCATCTAAAACTCTAGTTAAGTGTCCTACTTTTCTTTGTGTCTTCCAATATGCAGTAGTAACTCTCATTAATGTACTATCTCCCCAGGTTGCATAATCTTCACCTTGACCTAATATATAATCTATAACATCAGAGCCTTGTGCAGTATGATTATAATTACTCATAAACTGTCTCATGCCTAAAGATGGAGAATTTGTATTCCATTTATGTGATTTTGTAGGATCATAAAAAGTACCATCATTTTGATAACCTGTTAATTGGTATCTTGCTGATTTAGCAGGATGAATTTCTTGTAAAGATCTTAATTGTTTTTCTGTCATTAAATATCCATAACAATCTATAACATCTGATACTGTCATCATTTCACATTTACCTACATAGTTTCCATCTGATATATATCTTGTGTCTGGAGACTTTTGATAAAATGTTAATGCTGGATTCCATAGTTCTACATCATAATCATCTTCCATCATACGGAAATGCCAAAACTCTCTATCACAAATAAGCATATCTCTAAAACCTCTTTCTTCTAATTCTTGCATTTTAAATCTTTCTTCATCTACTTTTAGCTGGTGCATTGCCCACTCTTCTACTAAACTTCTATAATCTTTTTGAAAGAACTCTTCTATTTCTGGTAATGTTTTTAATTTTTCTGGTTGTAATTCTTGTTGTGCTTTTTCATCATTTTCTATGTCTACACCCATTTTAGACATTTCAGACATAATTTTAATTTTAGCATCATTAAGTAGATTTTCTTCAATCATCCCTCTTTTTTCTTCTATCATTTCATTATATGATAAATCATCTACTGCTCTAAATTGTACTCTTGAATATCTTTTTGAAAATTCACCTGATAAAACATTAACAACATTTGGTATAATAGGATAAAATTTTAATTGTAATGCTGTAGAATCTTCATGGGTTAATACATCCATTAAATCTTTATACTCATTATCTTCTTCTATGATATAATCACTTTTGTCAATAATACCTTTTGCTAGTTTATAATTTTTAAGAATTTTACGTGCATTATTTCTTAACTGCATCATACCTTGATTCTCTAACCAATCCAAATTCCAAGCAGCCCAATTATCATTTTTCTTTTTGCTTGTTAAAAATTGAATAGGTTGTGTTAAATTTAAACCAGAAGAACTTGCTTGTGAGCTAACTTTAGCTCCTTTTTTTAATTGTAAGGCATTAAGTACTTTCATATTATTTTTTATTTATGTAATATGCAATTGATGCATTGCTGTATGAACAAGATGTTGTCCAAGATATATTTGTAAGTTTTGTTGATACACTCCAGAATTTCATTATTTTATATTTTTAAATGCTGATCTATTAAATTTTTTACCTCCTATCTTACGTTTATTACGTCCTAAATTTCGGAAAGGACTACTAGATAATTTATACAAATTTTTAGACTTTTCCAAGCTATCTGCTGACTTATCCTTCACTTTGTGTTTTAAATAACCTCTATTGGACTGTTGTATTTTTGCAAAAGCAATTAATGCAGAAAAAGCAACAAGCCTATCCACGTTAAGTCCAGGGTAATATTGTCTCATTTCTATTAGCAACATTTTATCAGGTATTCTTGATACACCTAACGTTTGCCCAATGACTTCACCATTAACATCTAGATCTTCATCAATTACTTCTCTAATGTATTCTATAGCATATGATATTAAATGACTTTTAAATAATGTTCCTGTATTTTTCCATCCATATTCTTGAAATACATTTTTATTAGATCCAAGATCTTTTAAAAATAATATTTGTTGTTTAGGTACAAGATATTTTTGTTTTTTTCTAGCTATCATATGTTGTATAAACAGAGAGATATTATTTTCAACAATTGTCCAAGCTTTATACCATTCTATTATTAGCTCTAAGCGTTCATGTGTTTTATTTATATCATCAAAT